ACTATTTGACCGTCTATTGCAGACCTCTTCCCGAGAACTTCACCACTCCGTGCATCTTGGTTACGGCAACAGGCGGAGGCTCCGAGAATACTATCGACACGTTCACGGTAGTCCTTGATGCCAGGGCTGAGACGGATGAAGAAGCCTACACCTTGATACGTACCGCTCAGGGCTTACTCGAGGCGCAGGCTTGCTCGCAGTTCGGCGCTCTTCGGAATGTCGCAGTTAACAGTCTGGCTCGCTGGGGGAACGATCCGGTGAGACCTGACTTAAAACTCTGTACTTTGACAGTCCTTGTGACTGCTCATCGTGAATCGTTCGAGATAGATGAATCTTAATTAGGAGGCTTACAGCTTATGGCAAGCAACAAAGTAAATCTTGGTATCGGCCTCGCAACAGGTATGTTCTATACTGCACCCGCAGGCACAGCACTTCCCACATATCCCTCCGAGTCTCTCGGTGCTGATTGGAAGGAAGCTGGCGCTGTTACAGCAGACGGCATTACCTGGAGCACAGGCAAGGACTCTGATCCGCTCCGCAACTGGGCAAAGGAAGTCGAGAGACTGATTGCTTCAGACGAAGGCGGAAAAGTTACTGCTCCCCTTATGTATACTGACCAGAACACTCTGGAGACAATCTTCGGTGAAGACAACGTTACTGTAACGGCTGCAACAAGCTCACACGGTAAGCTCGTTTCCGTCACTGTTGCTCCCGGTGTATCTGCTCAGCCTATGGCATTCCTGTTCATCATGAAGGATGGCGAGGATATGCTCATGCTCGGTACTTCAAAGGGTATGCTCAGTGAAGTTTCTGACATCACTATGGCTCCCACAGATGCAATCACATGGGAGTGCACAATCGAAGCTGCATCCTGGACATTCGTTAAGGATGACGGTCAGGTTACATCCTGATAGTTTAAGGAGGTTTCACCATGCCGGAACTTAATCTTAATAAGCGCAGAGAAGAGAAGAAGGACCAGAACCTCGGTGTCATCATCGGGGAGAAGACCTATTACATACCGCTTGGCAAGTCCTTGAAGGTCAAGGAACTGTCCAAGCTGTCTGATCAGTCTGAAGTATTGAAGTTCTTCGAGAAGCATCTCGGCAAGGAAGTTATGGACTCTCTTTCCGTTGATGATTTCGAGGCTATCGTTGAGGCTTGGTCAGCAGCCACAAAGGAATCGAGCGGTAAATCTCTGGGGGAATCATAAGCCTCGCGCGGTTCGCAGATGAACACGCCGAGGCATTGGAATATGACCTCCTGACGCGCACTCATTATCAGTTAGACGATGTCGGGGGAGCTCTTTCGTGGAGCTCCCTCTATTCGTTTATACGGAATGTCGGAGCAGACAGCGCACTTGCCAGAGATCTCGGCAAGCAGACAGGGTGGGAATCCACCATCAGAACAAACGCGCTCCTGGCTGACATATATGACCTCTTGCAGGTTATCAATGCGAATCTCGTCACATCGGCGGGAGGTAAAAAGAAGAAGATTAAGCCTTATCCTCGTCCCGGGGATAAGCCAGAAGATAAGCGGATCGGCAAAGATGCTCTGCCTCTTGCCAAGCTCCGCGAATGGATAAAGGAGAGACAACATGGCTAACGGCGAACATATCGAAGTCGCAAAGGCTTATGTGACGATAGTTCCGTCTCTTGAAGGCTCACAGAAGAGCATATCGGAAGAGCTCGGTGTCATTACCAGCGATGCAGCCAAGACTTCAGGCGAAGCAGCAGGACAGGACTTTGGTAATTCCCTGGCAACAGGACTGAAGGCCACTGCTGCGGTCGTAGCTGCTGCTATGGCTGCGGTCACTGCTGCGGCGGTAGGTGTCGGCAAGGCTTTCATAGATGCTGCTAACGATGTGGCTGAATGGGGAAACACTGTCGACAAAGAGTCGCAGAAGATGAACATGAGCGCTGCCGGATATCAGGAGTGGGCATTCATTCTTGAGCACGCAGGAGCTTCCATCGAGGGCATGAAGACCTCTATGAAGAAGCTGACTGTTGCAGCCGAAGAAGGCAACGATGCCTTCTCAGCGCTCGGTATCTCTCAGGAACAGCTCTCAGAGATGAGCCCTGAAGAGACGTGGAACGCTACTATCGCAGCTCTCCAGAACGTATCAGACGAAGGTGAGAGGACAGCACTTGCCACTCAGCTTCTTGGTAAGGGCGCGGTAGAGCTCGCTCCGTTATTCAATATGACAGCGGAAGAGACCGAAGAGCTCAAGGATCAGGTCTATGAGCTTGGCGGAGTCATGTCTGACGAAGCAGTCAAGGCAGCAGCCGAGTATGAAGACCAGCTCCAAAATATGCAGACCGCTCTTACCGGACTCAAGAACAACATGATGTCAAAGTTCCTGCCGGGCATGAGCTCCGTTATGCAGGGACTATCTTTGATCTTCTCCGGACAGGAAGGCGGAATAGCCATGGTCCAAGAGGGTCTTCAGAGCATCACTGACAATATCGCAGAGCTGACACCACAGCTCTTTGAACTGGCAGGCGGTATCGTGAGCGCCCTGGTCGACAGTTTCGCAGAACAGCTCCCGGTGCTTACGCAGTCAGTTTTGTTCTTCATCGTAGATGCGCTCGTGGCCATCACTAATCTGATCCCACAGCTCCTGCCTACGCTCCAGACTGTCATTCAGACATTACTTCAGACAGTTTTCGTCTGTCTGCCACTCATAACCTCGAGCCTGTTACAGCTCATTTCAGACCTTGCTACATGGCTCTCGAAGGGCGACACGGTCAAGACCCTCGTTGACGGTCTCGTATCTATGGTCACGGCCATTGTGAAACAGATAGCGGTCATCCTGCCTATCCTGCTTCCTGCGGTAGTTCTCATCATCGGCGAGATAGCGGCAGCCATCACGGAGCCCGACAACCTCATGATGATCCTTGATGCCGTTCTGGCTGTTGTGGGTGCCGTAGTCATGGCACTTGCAAACTGTATACCGGAGCTGGTCAATGTAGTGGTCATGATGATAAACAACATTGTCGGACAGTGGCAGGGCCTGTTCAACTGGATAGGACCTAACTTCCAGGCAGGCTTAAATGTCATGCTTTCAGCATTCAAGACTGTCGGTTCCGCCATCGGCTCGTGGCTCGGAGGCTGGATAGACGGTATCAAGAATACGTTCAATACCTGGATATCAGGTCTGACGAACGCATTCTCCAACGGCTTCAACAACATCAAGAACTGGATAACCAACATCCTCACCAACATCGGCAACTTCGTGAACGATTGCATCAATACGCTCTGGAACCTTCCGGGCGAGATGGGATCCATAGCTTACGACATGGTCGCAGGCTTCGTGAACGGTCTTGATGTTGACTGGGTAGTAAAGGAAGTCAAGAAGCTCGGTAAGAAGGCAATCAGTGCGCTCAAGGAGACACTCGGCATCGCATCTCCGTCAAAAGTATTCAAGGAGCTCGGTGAGTTCACGGCTGAAGGCTTCGGAATCGGTTACTCTGACACGATGGATGATATCGAGAGCGACATGGCCAAGGCTGCCGACGGCTTCACGGCTTCCATGAGCTCCGAGTTTAACGCATACGGAGCGGGTGGAGCTGCCACGGTTGGCGACACGACCAACTACAATGGCGGAGCCATCACAATGAACATATACGGCGCTGAAGGTCAGGACGTCAACACTCTTGCAGAGGTTATCGCAGAGAGACTTGGCGAGATGACAAGGCGCAAGGAGGTAGTCTATGGCTAAGCTCTTTAATCTTGGTACTAACAAGCAAGGCTTGATAGTATACGGTGGTGAGTCCTCGACTGACTATGGCATGGTGGTCAGCGAGGCTCCCTCGTTTGAAAGACCTGCACGCAAGCAGACGGTTTATACCGTGCCCGGAAGGAACGGCGCAGTCGTGTTCCAGCAGGATGCCTGGGACGACGTCAGCCGTTCATATGATGTCTGGCTTGCAGATGATCCGCACAAGGACCTCGTGGATCAGGTCGATGCCATTGAGGCATGGCTGAACAGTCAGAATGGATATCAGAGGCTCGAGGACAACTTCGAGCAGGAAGTATTCCGTCTGGCTTACTTCTCAGGTGGAGCTTCATTCACCAACGAGCTGATGCAGGTGGGCAGAGCCTCTTTGAGGTTTACTTGCAGACCGGAGCGCTTCTACAAGGAAGGCGAGATCCCGATCACAGTCATCAACGGCTCCAAGATAAACAACTCAACACGATTTGCAAGCAAGCCCCTCATCCACATTGAGGGTTCCGGTTCCGTCACGCTCTCCATTGAGGGTGTCAGCATCGTGGCAAGCATGACGGACTACATCAACATCGACTGTGAGACGATGAACGCTTACAGGCTTCCTGCGGAGAACAAGAACGCTAATATCAGCGGTACATTCCCCACGATCAAGCCTGGCATAAATTCCATCGGCATCACAGGCACAATTACCAACTGCACGATTACACCGCGTTATTTCACGATTTAAGAGGTATATCGCATGATCCCGATTCTATACCAGACAGTTACAGAGGGCACGGTGCCGACCAACTACGGCATCGGCGCTCTGACAGACTGCATCTCGTGTAAGGTTACGGAGAAAAGGAACGGCGCTTACGAGCTGACCCTTACTTACGCAGCCGAAGGCATACACGCCTCCGAGATACAGCCTAACCGCTTCATCAAGGTGAAGCCGAACTACACAGACAACCCTCAGCTCTTCCGTATCTACAAGGTCGGCAAGACCATGAACGGCAAGTTTGAGGTCAAGGCACAGCATATCAGCTATGACTTGAGTGGAAAGATCATCTCAAGCGGTACTGCGAGCTCCTGTGCGGCTGCCTGCACTCTTCTTGAAGCTCAGGCAGGTAATTTTACCATTTCAACCGACAAAAACGTCTCGGGCTCATTCTCGGTGTCTGAACCGTCATCTGTAAGGTCATGGTTCGGAGGCAAGCAGGGGTCGCTTCTGGATATCTACGGTGGTGAGTGGTATTACGACAACTATTCAGTATCACTGAAGAATGCCAGGGGCCTTGATAGGGGAGTGACCATCAGATACGGCAAGAATCTGACTCAGCTCTCTCAGATCCTCGACATGAGCAATCTGGTGACAGGAATCGTTCCTTACTATAAAGATGCAAACGGCAACAAGACGGTAGGCACCAAGGTGTCGACCGGACTGGTCCTTGATGTCACGAGAGATGTGGCAATCGACTTCTCTCAGGACGTGGATCCGGAGAGCTCCACTGCGATAGCGACACAGCTCGCCAACCTTGCCACAAGATATATCGCAAACAATCAGCTCACCACACTGGCGAATAGCATCACATTGGACTTTGTTCAGCTTCAGGGGCTGACTGAGCGCGTGGATCTGTGCGACACGGTGCATATCTACTTTGAAGCTCTCGGCATCACGGCCACGGCAAAGTGCGTGGCAGTCGAGTGGGATGTTCTCCAGGAGAGATACACCAAGTGCACCTTTGGTGATGCCAGGACAGACATCACGGACAAGATCGCAGCCAACACCAAACAGCTCGAGAACACAGCTTCTCGTGCTTATGTGAATGAGAGCTCCCAGCTCATCACTGGCAACCTCGGAGGCTATGTCATTCTCCACGACAGTGACGGCGACGGCAAACCCGACGAGATTCTCATCATGAACACTGATGACCCGAGCACGGCGACTCAGGTGTGGCGTTTTAATAAAGGGGGCCTTGGCTATGGCACAAGCTACTCAGGCCCCTTTGATGACATCGCCTTGACATCCGACGGAAAAATCAATGCGTCAAGAATAACGACTGGAACGCTCTCAGCAAACAGAATTAAGGCGGGAGTCTTGTCCGACACTCAGGGCAACAGTTCCATCAACATGACCACTGGCGCAGCCACCTTGAACGAATTTAAGGCAAAGACAAGCCTCACTCTGGTAAACAGTAGCAATCAGACCCGAGGCTTATTCTATATAGACGGCTCAGGCAACACCCGACTCTATTTGAGTTCCGCAAACTATAACGACCTCGTCAAGATTTGGGCGCAAGACTCAAACGGAAGTGGAGTCATCCAGCTATGTCGGTCTAATGGCAACTCCATTGTCGAGATAGGCGAGACTGGCGACAACTCTGGTGGTGGTATGGGCATCCGCAACAGTAGCAACTATGTAGTCGGAGAACTGAAGACTGGTTCTGCTGGCGACGGAATGCTCTACTTGAAGTCATCAGTCGGCTCAGACACTATCTGGGCATTGGGTCAGAGCGGAGGCATCTATTGCACCTCGGTCACCCAGTATTCCAGCCGAGACATCAAGGAGAACATCAAGCCCATCGAGGATGCTGAGAAGATCCTTGAACTTGAGGCGGTCAGCTTCGACTACAAGAACAAGGACTTCGGCACAGACAAGCGCGGATTCATCGCGGAGGACGTCGAGAAGGTTCTGCCCAACCTTGTAAGCAAGGCAGAAGGTCTCCCGACCACTCTCGACTATTTGGAGATGATTCCGTACCTTCAGGCGGTCATCAAAGAGCAAGAAAAGCGAATAAAAGCATTGGAGGATAAACTCAATGGAAATTCTAAATCTTAACCTCATCCCGACTGGCGCAAATCCAGTTGTACACGTCTCTCAGTACGACGAGGGAAGAGTCATCCGCTTCAATCTCTTCGAGGGATCTTCCGTCTATACTCTGGACGGCACAGAGACGATTGAATGTGATGTCAAGAAGCCGGACGGCAACGTGGTGACTCTGGCAGTGACGAACACGTCTTCGACCTATGTCGAGGTGACAACCACACTCCAGATGTGTGCTTGCTCTGGTGAGTCCCTTGGCGACATCAAGATAACCAAGGGCGCGGTCATCATAGCAACGCTCAACTTCATCCTGAACTGTGAGAGGTCGCCACTGGAGAACGGAATCCAGAGCGACAGTGGGATTCACAACTTGGAGACCCAGATTGCCGACGCGGTGGCAGACCAGTATGATGCTGATTCTGTCATTTTCGACAATACGCCCACGGCAGGTCATGGCATAGGCTACGCGGTCACCTCCGACGGACTGAAGAGTTACATCCCGAAGGACGTGTCCGACCTCGACGACGTCACGACCAGCTCGCCGACCTCGGGCGAGGCTCTCGTTTGGGACGGCTCAAAGTGGACGAACGGAACACCCGACGAAGACCTCGACGACCTCGGAGACGTGGCAATCACGACACCGACGGCGGGCGAAATACTCGAATACGACGGCGCGGAGTGGGTAAACGTACCGAACCCAGCAAGCACCGACAACTTCGGCGCACCCTACGACGAGAACACGACCTACAACGTCCCCAGCATTGTCATATATAACAACTTGCTTTACAAGCTCAACGATGGCGAGGACGGCACAACTGGACCGTGGGACCCGACGAAATGGACACAGACGAGCCTCGCGGAATTATCGGGCGCGGACATACCGATAGGCACAAGCTCCGACCCCTCGACTATTGCGGGGGCGGTGGGGGCGATAAAAACCGATAGCGTAACCATAACAGCCAATACCGTAAACGGCTATTCTATCGCATTTCAGAATGGCGGAAAAAATGACAAACTTGTCGGGGTTAATTGCGGTATAGACAAATCGGGCGGATATGCAACGGGTTGGCAAGTGGTAGGAACAATAGACAAAGCACCTGCTACAAGTGTTTATTGTCCTTTGTGGAATGTAACACAAGGCGGTGCGTTAGGTATGTGCCGAATAGATACTGACGGAACAATCAATTACTATGTAACAACGGCGGCTAATATCAGATTAGCAATTAACATTGTCTATACGACAAGTTAATAGAAACAGACTTGCCCCTCAAATGAGGGGGAGCACCCCTAATGTTAGGTTAGGGGTTTTTACAAAAACGATAATTCGGCAAAATAGGAATTATCTCAACCGCGTTTTCACCAACAAAATCAACAGTTAGGAGGCAGAGATGGACTCAGCTCTGGCAGGTATTATCACGGCCCTGGTATCAGGGCTGTGTGTAGCCATTCCCACAATCGTGGCTACGATCACATCAAATAAAGCTCATGACAAGGTCATCGACGAACGGATGAAGTACATGAGTGAACAGATCGTGCAGCTCTCCCAGAAGGTAGAGAAGCATAACGAGTTCAATGACAGACTGATCATAGTCGAGCAGTCAGTCAAGTCAGCTCACAAACGGCTCGACGATCTCAAGGCGAAGGAGGATCTCGCTAATGGATAACAAGACTTATGACATCTTAAAGTGGATAGCAACGGTCGGTCTTCCGGCCGTTACTGCTCTCTGGCTGACGATAGGCCACATCTGGAGCCTTCCTTATGTCGAGCCTATCGGTGCTACTCTGGCAGCAATCACCACATTCGCGTGTGCTCTGCTCGGAATCAGCTCCATTCAGTATCAGAAGAAGATAGGCGGTGAGGCAGATGGCAAAAACAAATAATGGTCTCATTGACTACTGCAAGGCGCAGGTAGGGCTTCCGTATTGGTACGGCACGTTTGGTCAGAAGGCTTCATCAAGCCTCTATGCTGCCAAGAAGAAGCAGTATCCGAACTACTACACGGCTTCGGACTTCTCCAGCCAGTACGGCAAGAGAGTTCACGACTGTGCAGGTCTGATCAAAGGCTATCTGTGGTCAGATACTCCCACGAGCGCTCCGAAGTATGATGCCAAGACCGACTATGGTGCAACGGCTTTTTATAGCCACTGCTCGAAGAAGGGTGCGATCAGCTCCTTCGATCACGTTCCCGGAAGACTCGTCTTCAAGGGTAAGGATCAGAAGATGAGCCATGTCGGTGTCTACATCGGCAACGGTGAGATTATCGAGGCTAAAGGCCACGCTTACGGAGTGGTCAAGTCGAAACTCAACGCAAACTGGACTCATTGGGGACAGTGCGACTTGATCGCAGAGGACAGCGCTCCTGCTCCTGCTCCGCAGCCTACTCCGGCTCCTACACCTGCTCCGCAGCCTTCGACCACGAACTACAAGGTTAAGACCAACGGATCCACGCTGGCTCTCCGTGTAGCTCCTAACGCGAAGAGTGCTCTTATCTGCTGGATGCCTAACGGATCCAAGGTCACAGTCTCCGGTTCGCAAGACGGATGGCTGAGAACTACTTACAAAGGACAGACAGGTTGGGCATACGGCAAGTGGATGAAGAAGATCTAAACACCCATATCACCCCATACAATCCCCTCCTGGGATGGACCCTCGACTTCGGTCGGGGGTCTTTTTTATTGGGTGAACTTTTGGGGGAAGTTTTGTCCGTGACTGGGGGACAAATCGGGGACAAATCGGGGACAAACCCCTATTTTACGGACATTCTGTTCATGGGTGAACATACGCAGATGGGTTCGACTCCCGTCATCTCCACCATCTCGGATACGGTGAATTAGGGGCTTTCGAGCCCCTTATTCATTTTCAGGGTGAAGTTTGGGTGCACTTTCGCGGAAAGTCAGCGATATGATCTCGGCTGCCTGCTCCTGCTCACCGCTCAAGATATGGCCATAGGTGCCGAAGGAATCGAACGAGATGGAGTGACCACAAATGTCCTTGATCATCTGCTCCGGCATGACGTTCTTCATCATGGATATGAAGGTGTGTCGGAGGCTGTAAACGGTACCTGGAAGATCCCGCTCCTTCTTCAAGGCAAGCCAGTGGTTACGCATGGTGCTCTGATTGCCCTGAGAGCCGTCAGGTGAACAGAATATCCAGTCCGTATGCAGATTATAGTCCTCGTTGCGCTTGATCGTGTTGTGAAGGATAGCGGAAGCCAGATCAGAGATGGGAATGATTCGTCTTGCATTCTCGTTCTTACCATCTGTGATGTAGCCTTTCGCATTGATGGAGCGCTTGATGTAAACTTTGCCCTGGGAAATTTCGGAAGCCTTCAGTCCTAACGCTTCCCCGGGTCGCATACCTGTCAGGAGCAGAAAACAGAACAGAGGATGATACCACAGATCCGACGGCTCAAGGAGCCTTCTGACGTCATCCTTCTGGAGTATCTCTTTTTCCTGTTTGGAATGTCCTTTCGGAATGTAGAGCTTGCCACGAGGCATCTCGCACTGGTAATCTTCATAACCAAACTTGATAATGCCCATGATCATACCGCGCAGGTTCTTCAAAGTCTTGTCAGAGAGCTCGCGATTCTGCCCTCTGGCTTCGTTTATGACGGCTTGCCAGTCTCTGAGGGTCATTTTACATATCTTCTTCTGAGCGCAGCGAGGGAGCACGTAGAGGCGGATGTAGCACTCGTTCTGGACATAAGCTGCGCAGTGCTCACCACAGCGCGCCTTGATGTCTGCGAGGTACTCGGAGGCTACCTTGCCGACTGTCTTCTCTCCGGTTACTTCGCCGTAGTACCACTGGTCATACTTCTGCTGGCATTCCTTACGGCCTTTAGCACCGGGAACAGATGAAGAGAAGGAGTACCGTCTGCCTTCTCTCTGTTCCTGAATGCGCCATCTCCTGCCGTCCCATTTAGGCGTGGGCATCTTCTTCTCCCTTCTTCTGCGACTCGAGCAAAGCCTCATAATAGCCAAGCAGTTTTGCATAATTATGCTGGTTAAGCAGTTCCGCATTCAGACTGTCGGTAATGGATTTCAAGGGAGACGGAGCTATTCTTCCGTTAGCCAGGGCATCGACGCTCAATCCAAGATGCTTACATATCTTGATTATCGTATTTACGTTAGCCTTGTTTACACCACGATCAAGCATGGATGCGATGGTGGTCTGCGGAAGGTCGCACTCCTGAGCGAACTTGTTAACCGAGCCCGACTTCTCAATCATCATATTCTTTAATTCTTCTTCTACTGTCATATTAACCGCCTTTCTACATTTAGAACATAACACCTTCTTATCGAAATTTCAATAATTACAAAACGATTACAGTTACCGAAAATTAGTAAACACATATTGACTTTTACTGAAATATCCATAACATAAAGGTAGTTACCGATTTTTCGGTAAACGAATTTTCAGAAAGGAGATCCCCATGTATTCAAACGTAAAAGCAGAGATGGCAAGGAAGAACCTGACCGCTGTGGAGCTGTCCAACAAGACCGGAATCAGGTATCAGACCCTCATCGACAAGATCAATGGCAAATATCCGCTGACACTCGATGAGGCCAAGACCATCAAATCGGCTCTTGAAGTCGACATCCCGATGGAAGAGCTGTTTGAGAGGTCTACATGAAGTGCTCACTCTACCCGGTGCTTGGCAAGTATTTCAAGAACGAGACTGAGCTGGCACACGCGGGATGTATGAGCAGAACGAGGCTCTGGGAATGTCTCAACGGCAGAAAGGACTTTACCAGAGCTGAGAAGAAGGCGATCTCGGCAGGCATAGCCATGAGGCTGATGGATACCGAACCCATCGACTACGGCGAGCTGAACATAGCCATGCTGGCTTGGAAAGGCAAGTTTGACGAGATGTACCGAAGAAAGGACAACCGGAATGTATGAGCGTTTTTTCAATGTACTCGCAGTGGCGACAGTCGCAGGAATCCTGTTTATAGGATGCTCGATCCCTGCTCTGGCAGAGACGGAAGATCAAGAAGTCTACCCGATCCAGATGCCGACGTTTCCAAAGTACGAGAAGCCTGATGTCAGCTATGCCTTCGAGCTTAAAGCCAACAAGGAAGCTGCAAAGGCAGTCATCGACAACGCACTTGGCATCAAGCATCTGATGGCTTCAGTCACTCTCCCCACAAAAGAGATGGTGCTTACCAGTCTTGGCAAGTATTACATCACTGGCTATACGAGCCTCGAGTGCGGTGGATCCACGATGACGGCTTCAGGTGCAACCTGCCATAAGGGCAATCCGACCACCTGCGCCATAGATCCAGCTCTCCACGATTTTGGAGATCTCTTCTACATCGAAGAGTTTGACCAGGTCTATGTTGCCGAGGACACCGGATCGGCAGTCAAGGGCAAACACCTCGACCTGTACTTCTGGGACGAAGAATACAACTACGCGCTGTCCATAACTGGTTACTACGAGGTGTACGCGGTCGAGTACGTCTACGGCGAAGTACCTGCCACCTATTACGACATACAGGGCCTTGTGGCTCAGAAAGGAGCACTGGAATGGAAACTTTCACATTGATGCTTATCTGCGCAATTGTCGGAGCGATCCTCGGAGTCATCATAGGCACTCTTCTCGGATGGAAGCAGGTAGTCGAGATGCTCGACGAAGCTGACAAGCTCCGCAAAGAGAACGAGACCCTCAAGAAGGCTATCGGTGCAGCTCAGGAAGCCGTCAGACCTCAGATCATCGAGATCAATGACAACCGCGCACAGCCGGACAACTACTTTATTCCGTTTTAAGGAGGATATCAGATGAACGTATACGGTTTAGGACAGGAATTTGACCTGTTATCAACACTCATAGAAGAAGAAGCCATTGACGAAGAAACCCTCATAGGCGCGTGGGAATCGCTCGTAGGCGACACGCAGGACAAGTTCGAGGGCTGCTGCAAGTACCTCGTCAATGTAAAGACAACCATCGGAGGTCTTGACGAAGAGATCAAGAGACTCCAGGCAAGGAAGAAGGCTCTGGAGAATGCGAGCAAGAGGCTCAAGGACCTCATGTACCAGACACAGAAGAAGTCGGGTGAGGACAAGCTCCAGTGCGGAACCTTCAAGGTTTGGATCCAGAAGAACCCTGAGTCGGTGGTCATGGATGAACAGTACATCGAGAACATCCCTGAAGAGTATCTCAGATACAAGGAACCCGAGGTCGACAAGAAGAAGCTCCTGGAACACCTCAAGGCAGGTGTGGCACCGGAAGGCATCGCTCACATCGAGCAGACGGAAGGCATCAGATTCAGGTGACGGTATGGCAAGTGGTTTCAACAAATACGCTGTCTATCTCGTCGGCACGGGCTACGGCTGCTATGCCAAGGACTACAAGAAGATCCTGATGGGCGAGACCTGGGCACCTTCCCAGAAGAAGGCCATATCTCAGGTCAAGTGGCGGCTCAGGAACGAGGACATTCCCACTGGCTTGGAAGACAGAGAAGGCATGGGTTATGTGGTTTACACATGGAAGGCGGAAAGAGCATGAACAGAGTCCATACGCAGACAATCGCAACAGTCAGAGCATCTGACAACTTCATCGAGTGGGTCAGAGCCAAGCTCGAAGAAACTGGAACATCAGAGGTCAAGCTCGCGGATCACTGCAACGTGGAGAGAAAGACCATCGTGGCCATCCTCTGCGGTAAGCGGTCCCCGAAGCTCGACATCGTGGCCAACATCTACAACTACTTTGAAGAGACAGAGATAAGGATACCTATCAAATGAAAGCAGACGGCAAACAGTGGGTCAAATTTCTAACAGTTATGAAGGAGGTTAAAACACCTATGATCCCCATTACAAAAGGAAAGGTCGAGAGCGCCAAGAAGATCGTGATCTATGGACCGGAAGGCATCGGTAAGTCAACACTGGCTTCCAAGTTCCCCAATCCGGTATTCATCGACACGGAAGGCTCTACAAAAGAACTGGATGTCGCAAGGTTCCCGACACCTAACTCGTGGAACGACATCCTCACTATGGTCGAGGACACGGCAGCAGAACCGCAGTGCTCCACTCTGATCATCGACACGGCTGACTGGGCAGAGCAGCTCTGCATCAAGGCGGTATGCCAGAAGGCAGGTGTCGGAGGCATAGAGGACTTCGGATATGGCAAAGGCTATGTCTACCTTCAGGAAGCCTTCTCAGAGCTCCTGAAGTGCTGTGACCACTGCATCGACAGTGGAATCAACGTGGTCTTCACAGCTCACGCCATGATGCGCAAGTTTGAACAGCCCGACGAGATGGGTGCATACGACAGGTGGGAGATGAAGCTCACCAAGAAGACGGCACCGATGCTCAAGGAGTGGGCAGACATGGTCTTGTTCTGCAACTACAAGACCGAGGTCATCACTGACCAGAACACAAAGTCCAAGAAGGCAACAGGTGGCAGACGTGTCATGTATGCGACTCACCACCCTTGCTGGGATGCAAAGAACAGATTCTCGCTCCCGGATCAGATGGATATGTCATTTGAACCGCTTGAGGGACTGTTTACCAATACTAAACCTGAGACGAACTACCGCGCTCTGCTCAGGAACTACATCAAGGACAACGGCCTTGATATGCAGGAGATCGTGACCAAGTACGGTCTGAACAATACATCAACCAACGAGGACTTTAAGAAGGTTCTCAACGCCATCGAAGGAGGAAATTGATATGGCAGACGTTAAGTTTTTAGCATGGGACAGCGAGATCACCAAAGATGCACCCGAGTTCATCCTGCTTCCGGAGGGAGACTATCCCTTCATGGTTCAGGGACTTGAAAAGTCCATCTACGAGGGCAACTCCGAGAAGATCGGACACGGATGCCCTATGGCAGTGCTCAAGATCGTGGTCAAGGGACCGCAGGGCTACACATCCGTTCAGGACAGACTCTATCTGTCAGAGAACATGGAGTGGAAGCTGGGACAGTTCTTCCGCTGCATTGGTCAGAAGTCGCACGGCAAGTCCTACAAGATGGACTGGAACAACGTTATCGGCAAGGAAGGTCTCTGCCACGTTAAGGTGGAGAGCTGGGTAGGTAACGACGGCAAGGAGAAGCAGTCCAACCGCATCGACAAGTATCTCGAGTGCGATGCAGTAAAGGCTCCGACAGCTCCCAACAATGAGATCAAGGCTCCCGAAGAAGTAAACGTACCGTTCGAGGTCTGATATGGCTGATTTTGACCTTATACCGTTATTAAACTATGTATCTCCTGACGATTATGAGGTCTGGTACCAGGTGGGAATGGCCCTCAAGTACGAGGGCTATTCCTGGAGTACCTGGGACGATTGGTCAAGAGGATCCGCGAAGTATCACGCAGGCGAGTGCGAGCGCAAGTGGAACTCTTTCCAGGAAGACACCGACAAGCCTGTCACAGGTGCCTATATCACCATGAAGGCGAAGGAAGGCGGATGGGGCAAGGACAAGAAGTTCCTTGCGTGGGATGCCGTCATAGGCCGTGACACCATCAAGCCTATCGTTGACGACACCTTCACGGAGAAGGAGCCTGTACCGGAGCCTCCGAAGCACTGGGACCCGAAAGAACAGCTTCTGACATACATCAACACTCTGTTCCAGCCCGACGATATCGTGGCTTACTGCGTGAAGTCGGCTCAGAGGGACGATGAAGAAGGCAAGTTCTATCCTGCCAACAGCGGAATTTACAGCAAGACGGCCGAGCAGATCTGCGCTGACCTTAACCACTACACTGACATCACCTATGCAATAGGCGACTATGACCCGAGAGCTGGCGCGTGGATCAGATTCAATCCGTTTGACGGCGAGGGTGTCAATAACAAGAACGTCACCGACTTCCGCTACGCTCTGGTAGAGTGCGACGACATGAGCCTTGAAAAGCAATACGCCTTGATCAAGGAGATGCAGCTTCCGGTCGCGTGTCTGGTACATTCAGGCGGAAAGTCTCTCCACGCCATCGTCAAGATCAACGCGATAGATAAGTCTGATTATTCGGACAAGGTCAAGTTCTTATACGAGACCTGCGAGAAGTCCGGACTGAAGATAGACACGAAGAACAAGAACCCTTCAAGGCTCTCCAGAATGCCCGGCATCGAGCGTAACGGCAAGAAGCAGTACCTTGTGGCCACTAATATCGGATGTGAGTCCTGGGAGAAGTGGATAGACTACATCGGCAGTCTTGACGATGACCTTCCCGAGCTCTCCGACTTTGGCGACCAGCTCAAGGAACCGCCCGAACTGTCGCCCGAGCTCATCGGAGGCATACTCCGTGAAGGCAACAAGATGATCATAACTGGTGAGTCCAAGGCAGGTAAGACGTGTTTGTCACAAGAACTGGCCGTGTGCATAGCCGAGGGCAAGCCCTGGCTTAACAAATTTCCATGTGAACAGGGCAAGGTGCTCTACATCAATCTTGAGGTCGAAGAAGCATCACTGTTCCACCGTTTTAAGGCTATCTACTTTGCGAATAACTGGGAGTTTGGCGAGAACTGCCACAACATCCGGCCGTGGAACCTTCGTGGCTATGCCGTACCTTTGGACAAGCTGGCTGCCAAGATAATCAGACGTTGCAAGAACACCGGACCTTATAAGGCCATCATACTGGATCCTCTCTACAAGGTTCAGCAGGGTGACGAGAACTCAGCCGAGGCCATAAGCACCTTCTGTAATGCCCTGGACAAGATAGCGCACGAGACCGGAGCCGCGGTCATCTACGATCACCATCATCCGAAGGGTGCTATGGGTAACAGAAAGGTAATAGACAGAGGCTCAGGTTCTGGCGTGTTCTCCAGAGATGCGGATGCCATCTGTGACCTCTCATTCCTTGATCCCGACGTGGTCAAGATGGAAGCCATCAGCCAGCAGATCGCAGACGGTGAGAAGCCCATGCAGCTCTCTTTCGTTCTCCGTGACTTCAAGGACGTGGATCCCATCAACATCTTCTTCAAGTTCCCGGTTCACTATGTCGATACCGCAGGACTTCTGGAAGGAGCTGTCGTGGAAGGCGACCCGAAGGCCAATATCCAGAATCAGAACAAGAGGACCGCTGCCGAGAAGAGACAGATCATCGAAGAGGCATTTGAAGCTGTTCAGAAGGATGGATATGCCAAGATTACGCTCATGGCAGAGCATACCGATGTCAGTCTAAAAACCCTCCGAGAGTATGTGAAAAATTCACCTCTTTTTGAGGTCGAGAAGGGTGTTGTCAGGAGGACAGATTTTTGAGTATGTCAAAAATATTTATTTACTTTGGTAGGGAAGACCGACTTATAAAGGGATTTCCTTCCCTTTCCCTTAGGAAGGAAGGGCGCTTAAAAAGCGCGCCCTCCCTCCCTTTCACAGGAGAAAGTCGCGCGAGGCTTCCGAGATGATTTCGACGAAGCAATACATCGATACCTACAACCGATACACGGAGATGCTCCGGAAGTATGCCGAGAACATTTCCAAGTCGAGTGAGTGCCGGATACATCTGATCAAGAATACTGACACGGCCGACCCTCTTGATCTGTTGCAGGAGGCCACCAACTGCATATACGACCTGACTGGGGATGACTGCTTCCTGAAGAAGGTCACTGAAGCGATAGAAAGGAGAAGAGATGCAACATAGTATTCACATCGTGGCAAAAGGAAACCCTCCGACAAGGACTGCACAGCAGAAAGGACTCAAGGTGGTAAACGGACACCCGATGTTCTTTGAGAAGAAGACGGTCAGAGATGCCAAGACGGAACTCATGTGGAAGTTCAAGCCGTATGTCCCTGCCGAGCCCATGACCGGACCGCTCGCTGTGGAGATCGTCTGGGCGTTCGAGCTCAAGTCTTGCAAGAAGATACAGAGAAAGACCACCCGTCCTGATCTGGATAATCTCGAGAAGGGTGTGTTGGATGTTCTGGGAAAAATGGGTTTCTTTGTTGACGATGCTCAGATAGTCGAAAAGTACACGGCCAAGTGGGCAGTCCCTCCGGGACACGGAAGGCTGTCGATAATCATAAAGGAGGCAACAGATGAACAACGAACTCTGCTGGTTAACGGGGAATTATGACGATTCTTGCGACTGTATGCTCTGTCCACACAGGTTCGAGTGCAGCGGAGCGGATATCGGGGAGGAAGATGAATGACAGATACTCAGTATGAAGCCCACAGATGGCTAAAGAGGATGTGGGGCTCGGAAGATGAGATCCGTGCCCTGGATAAGGACAGACTCCGCCTTCTGGAACAGGGAGTGGCGAACTACGATTCTAAGCACGTTCCCGGTGGATCCGATCCGAACCCTAACGAGTCGCGCATGATCGAGTATTCCGAGATCTGCGCCAAGATAGAAGCCAGATGCCTTCACATAGCTAAAGAAAATCTTCGTACTCTCGAAGTTATCGACAAGGTGGCCAACGCTCAGTTCAGAGCTCTGCTTATCAACTACTATGTGAACCAGATGGCTTCGTGGGAACGTGTGGGTAAGGAGATGAACTACGAGAAGTCCAGAGCGACAGAGCTCGGAAATCAGGCTCTTGAAGCCGTTTATCCATTTATACCGAAAGGAGAGATTACCGAAGATGACTAATATCACTGTTATTGTGCCGTACTATACACCGGATCAGCTCACCAAGGACCTTGTGAAAAGATGCGTGGCAAGCGTGGATAAGCGCTTCGACCTCATCGAGATACCCGACGTCGAACACCTCGGCCCTGGCATCACAAGGAACGACGGACTCAGGAAAGCTCTGAGCAGGCACGAGTACCGTCCCGACTACATCACATTCCTGGATGCAGACGACACCTTCGCGCCTGATGCTTATGACCAGATGGTCAAGGCAATAGAAGAGATGCCGAACGCGCCTATCATACAGATGAACCATATCCGCGTTATGCCGGACGGTTCTCAGAAGCCGAGGATGTGGAACAAGAAAGGGACTTATACCCTTGACCGTCTCCCGCAGCTTTGGGTGTCTTCCGTCAACAAGCTCTACAAGGCGAGCCTCATAGAAGATATCCGCTTCAATGCAGGTCTGAATCATGGTGAGGATGAGCTCTTCGTGCTTGAATGCCTGGCTAAAACAAGGACCATCTACAACACCGACCGCGTAGCGCTCCACTACCACAAGGACAACCCGAATTCGCTCAGCTCTGTCACGTCTATTCAGGATCTGATCGGAGAGCAGTGCGCTCTTCTCGAGTTCATTGACGAGCACAGCGAAGACAAGGAGATCTGTGATGTGGTCAGACGTAGACAGGTGGAGCTCTGGGACAACGCGGTCTACAAGAGAGTTATCGGAGGCAGGATATGAAGAATGAAGAGCAAGGCTTGACCTTTGATTTTGACTTTGAAGAGAGCATGGGAAAGTGGATCCCTTTCGAGTACACCAAGCATTACGAGAACGGTGCTGATCTCCGGATCAAGGGAGTCAAGTGCTCGGTATGCGGATTCGAGAGACATTACAAGCAGGGGCCCTCGAAGTATTGCGAGGACTGCGGAACGAGAATGGAGGTGCAAGATGACGCTTGATGAAGCCATTAAGCATTGTAAGGAAAAGGCAAAAGAACTTAGCAACAAGGCCTATGAAGAATGTGGCATAAGTATGACTGAAGAAGAAGCCTATGACTGTAATGAGTGTGCGAGAGAACACGAGCAGTTATCAAGGTGGTTAGAGGACTACAAGCGACTACTCGAAGAGAAAAGACCGCACGGCGAGTGGATAAAAAACGCATTTAATACTTGTTTTGGTTTGGGTGAATGGAATTACAAATGTAATCAATGCAACAAGGTCAATGATGGAAAATCTAACTTTTGCCCTCATTGCGGTGCAGATATGAGAGGTGAAGAATGAAGTACATCATCATGTGCGGAGGCAGATACGATGCCTGGAAACAGCCTAAGCATCTGACCAGGCTAAACGGTGAACCGATAGTGGCAAGGACTATCAGACTGCTCAGGGAGAACGGTATCGAGGACATAGCGATCAGCTCCAACTCACCCGAGTTTGGATCCTTTGGTGTTCCGGTCTTAAAGCATGACAACCCTTACCATCTTCCGACAGATGCAGATGCTTCTACGCCTTGGCTGGATGCCTTCTATCCGATGACGGAACCTGTCTGCTACATTTATGGTGATGTGGTGTTTTCTCATATCGCTATACAGAGGATAGTCAGAACCGAGACGGATTCCATCGAGTTCTTTGCTTCAGCCAAACCTCTGGCGGATATTTACCCGAAGCACTGGGCAGAACCCTTCGCATTCAAGGTAGTGGATACCGAGCGCTTCTTCAAGGCCATTGAACAGACGAAAGCTCTGGATAAGGAAGGAGCCTTCAAACGGCAGCCAGTATCGTGGGAACTGTGGCAGGTTATAAAAGGGACACCGCTCAACAAGGTGGACTACACCAACTACACCGTGATCAATGACTACACCTGCGACATTGACAAGCCCGAAGACATTAAGTTCTACGAGCGCATATTGAAACATCGGACTTAATCGGACTGTATCGGACAGCATAGGACTTAGTTTATGAGTATTATGATATTAGGAATTTTGACTGTTCTGCCTTAATCGTTAACCTCTGTTATAGATTTCTTGGATTTGCAAGTGTTTCGGTGTTATTTTTCTACTGCTGTCATTATTCCGGTATCCTTTCTAATGAGCCTCCGAGTCCGTCGGAGGCTCTTCTATTAGGAGTAAGCCATGCCATACGACATAGTCTACGTCATCGGGCCTCAGACGGATCCTGCCGAGCTGACATATTCACTGCGCTCAGTCGAAGAGAACTTCCCGCACAGATATGTGTGGATAGTGGGAACTCTTCCCAAAGGGATCAAGCCCGACCGATACATACAACACAATCAGGTAGGCCGCAATAAGTGGGATCTGATCAAGTCCTCGATGCTTAGGATCGTCAAAGAGCCCGAGCTGACCGAGGACTTCTTTTGGTTCAACGATGACTTCTTTATCATGAAGCCAGTCAAAGGAGAATGGACAAACTACTGCGACGGTACTCTGGAGCACAGAGTTCAGGAGCTCCACGCGGAAGGAATGTCACCGTACTGCCGAAGCCTTTACAAGGCCGAGCAGGAACTGATGGCGCTCGGCGCGCCGACGATGAACTATGACGTTCATCTGCCGATGCTCTTCAACAAGAACAAGGTGGACATCATTAACCGCTGTTCATCTCCGCAGATGCGCAGCATATATGGAAACCTCACTGAGAGTCCATACATCCTGCACTCGGATGTGAAGGTGCACGGTTACAACGAGATACCGAAGTGTCCTGACTATCTGAGCACCAACGAAGACACATTCACGAATGGTAAGGTCGGAATGTATATCCGAGCTACCTTCACCAAGCCGTCGAGGTTTGAAGTATGAGTAAGAACAGAGCAGACCATACATGGGCGAAAGCTCAGTATCAGAAAGCTAAGAAGATCATCTTTGCATCGCAGTCTGTCTGCGGTATCTGCGGAAGGCCAGTGGACTTCGACAAGAAGTTCCCGGATCCGTGGAGCGCAACGATAGATCATATAATTCCCGTCATCAAAGGCGGAGATCCGACGAGTCTGGAGAATCTCCAGCTCGCTCATTCGTATTGTAACAGGCAGAAGTCGACCAAACTCGTAGAGCTCCGCGTGAAGGAGAAGGCAGTGAGCAACAGAGAGCTGCCGCTCTCGATGGATTGGTCGAACCTTGGTTCGTAGGGGGCTATGTACCCCTTACCCACTAGTGGGCGGACC